CAGCAAATCGCCTGCGCTGGCGAAGCGGATAAACTGCTACGTGTCTAATATATCGATGCCTTCGATGGCTTCAAAGTTCGAGCCGCTCGGGCGTGATTCTAAAACGATCGATGGTTTGAATACGCACATGGGTCTGGTTGACGAGCTGCATGCCTGGGAGGATCGGCTGCTGTGGTCGCAGGTGGAGGATTCGATGGGCGCGCGTGCGCAGCCGTTGATCTATGTGATCACCACGGCGGGGGTCAATCCTGAGTCGCTCTGCTATGAGAAACATGAGCACGCGATCAACGTGCTGGATCCGGCAATGGAAGAATATTATGACGATACGCTGTTCGTTTATATCGCGACGGTGACGGATAAGGACGCGTTTGACGATCCGCTGCAGTGGGCTATGGCGAATCCTAACCTGGGCGTATCGAAGGGGTTGGAATATATGGAAGATCAATGTCGCAAGGCCATTCAGCTGCCGAGTCGCATGGTGGATTTTCAAGTAAAGCATTTGAATATTTGGAGCCATGCCGCCGAGCGCTGGTTGGATCTGGCGCGGTGGAAAGCTGCCGAGGATGCCGCGCTGCGCCTGGAAGATTTCGCGGGGCAGCCGTGCTACCTGGGGCTAGATTTGGCCGAGGTCAATGATATGTCGGCGCTCGATATCTTGTTCCCTGGGGATGATGGGATCTGGCGCAGTTTCTCGATTTTCTGGTGTCCCGCGGAAGATATATTGGAACGCTCGAGGGCGGACCGGGTGCCTTATGCGCAATGGGCAAAAGCCGGGCACTTGCGGTCGACGCCTGGCAGTGCGACTGATTTTGATTTTATCGAGGTAGAAATTCGTGAGCTGGTCGAGCGTTTCGATGTGCAAGAATTATTATATGACCGCTGGAAATCGTCGAGCATCGTGCAGAATCTGATGCGCGAGGAGGTGGTGACGTGCGTGCCGTTTGGTCAGGGGTACCAGTCGCAAAGCCCGGCGCTCAAGGAGATCGAGCGGCGGCTGCTGAATGGCACGCTGCGCAATGCGCCGAACCCAGTGCTGAGCTGGAATGCGGCAAATGCAGAGACGATTCGAGATCCGGCGCTGAATATTAAATTAAACAAGCGCTCGGCGCGAAAACGAATCGACGGCCTGTCGGCAAAATCAAATGCGGTGGGCGGCGCAATCCTGAAAAACAAGGCTGAGCGCAGCGTGTATGAGGACCGCGGAATCATTGAACTATGAGTGACAACAATTTATTATTTGCCGACGAATTGGCTGATGCGCTGCGCCGCTCGCGGTGTTATATTTACGCGATGAAAAAATCGGGTTTTGCGATGCCAGGCGGTACTGCGACAGTGGCCGAGGCGCGGGAGTGGCTGCGGGCGCATCCGAATTTTTCGACGACCAACTATTTAAAAAAAACTTCAGGAGATGCTGGCGCGGTACCAGTGGCCACTCTGCATGTTGATTTTTCAAAATAACGACTAATAAAAATATTATGAAAACGACAACAAATAGGCTAGTCGATGACTGAGCCACAAAACCAACGACAATAGATAAGGATTAAGACTATGGGAAAACCAACTGATACAACAAACACAGCGACGGCTCAGGCATTGACTACGCCGTCTGGTTATGAACTGACGAAGGAGATGCTAGACATCCTCGACCATACCCAACACCGCGCAACTAGAGGTCTATATTGTGGAGGCTCGGAAGCGATGGACAAGCTCGTCGATATGGGGCTGATGGAATATCGCGGAACGGTGTCATGGTGTCCTGATAAATATTACAGCATCACGCGATACGGATCTGATGCGCTTTATCTTCATAACGCAAAGGATGAACATGCCTGAATCATGAGTGATCAAATATACAATGCCGCTCCAGTCTGCCTTAAGTGCCAAGTCTCCCATCGAGGCGAATGCACGACAACGCCCAAACAGGCATTGTCTCACTCCGACTTGTTCTACATGCGATGCGGAGATTGCGGCCAATTCGTAGAGCGCGACAGGTGGATTCTTAAAGATAACGCTCATGGATACACTCACGCTTTGTGCGGAGATTGCTTGAGATGCTACGATGACCCTAATTAAAACTATGGCTTACACATATCACATCGAATGTCCGTGTTTGGACAAATGGAACCCGTTCATCAAGGGGCGATCGCGGGGATACTGCGACGGCTACATGCAGGCGATGCGTGGACAACGGCCTCGCCTGCATTTAAGGCTTGTCCGCTCTGACGGAAAAATCATGGACGAAATCGAGGCGCATGATGACGTTGGAATCGGCCTGGTTGCGGGATGGCCGACCGCCGAGCAGTATGAGTCAGCGGCAGAACGCGCCCTCGAACGTGCTGCAAAGATACGCGAGCAAAATTCTAAGCAGAACGCTCAGGATCAGACACGCGAACCCAAGACATCAATATGACAAAAAAGCCCATAGAGCGTTGTCTGCATCCTGTTTGTTCGGCTTTGCCCGATGTCGTTGGTGAGTGGGAATCCGCACCGTTTCGGTTGCATCGGCCAGTGCACATTACGGTTGCGATCACAGCGGAAACCACTGACGACGCAATCACGGAACTCGAATGGATGATTGAGCGACTGCGAGGCGGCGAGATGAACGCAAAAGGCCGCGGCGGATCGAAGGCGGCGTTCTTCGCGTGGAGCTTCCGACATGAGCAGAACGCCTAGATGAGATACGCCATGGATAAATCTACAGACAAACACGGCGGCGCTATATGGCGTTGTCTCAATCGTTTGGTTCGATGGTTTGGGCCGACGTGGTGCTGGGTGGGCATGATGACGTTTATTCTCACAGCTAACAGTCGCGCCGCTGGTGTAGATGCAATGCTAGTTGCATTTTTCGCGATGGGCTACGGCTTGCTGTCTGCGAATGAGCGCCAGAAAGCTATGAATACAGAAACATAAGGTAAAAATATGATAAAAAATAACGAAAAGCGATTGACAGAATACGAACTTCCCAACGAGATAACGATTATTGTGACGCTCCAAGCGCTAAAACGGCTTGATGAGTTTTTTTTGAGAATGAATCTCGATAATGGAGAGACGGAAGCCGGCTCGGCATTAGGTGCAGTGCTATGTTCGGAAATCGAGATTGAATGCCACAACCACTGCACATGGAGTGGACCGGAAGACGATCTAATCGAAGACCCCGGCCAGAGTGAAGATGACGCGCTAGAGAATGGTAGAGTTTTTGTCTGCCCCGAATGTCATACAAGTTGGGCGCTTCTCTCTGCGAACAAGAAGGACTAGGACAAGGAGGAACGACGCAGCTCCTAGCTCCGTTTGGTTCTACTTTTTAACGCTACAATAACACTAAAATACAACAAACTATGAAGACAGTAATATTCGATATAGACGGAACACTCTCATTGGTAGGCGACCGCGTGAAATGCTTAGCAGACGGAAATTGGGATGAGTTCTATGAGCGGTGCGGAGAAGACCTCCCGAATCATCCAGCGATCCAAACTTACCAAGCTCTGCACGCTACAGGGATGGGGCCAGAGATGGTCTTGCTTACTGGTCGCAGGGAATCCGTAAGGCCACAAACAGAAGAGTGGCTGCGAAAGAATGGAGTGATCGGGTATAAACATCTACTGATGCGCCCTGATGGGGATCGTCGTCACGATACAATCGTCAAGCCTGAGATGCTGCAACTTATCGGCATCCGACCTGACTTGGTTTTTGAGGACCGAGACTCGATGGTGGAATACTGGAGAAGCGTATGCGTGCCGTGCTTCCAAGTGGCGAAGGGGGATTTTTAGTAGAACGACCAAAGTCTGCCACCTGCGGACACAACCAAAAACGACCAATGACACCAGAAACTACCGAATCAGAATTAACGCCGACAACTCCCAGCGGGGAGCAGGTTGGTAGCACTGCCTTGTTCTGCTGGGTTTGGGAATGCGTATTGACCGATTACACAGACGGCATGGCGTTCGCCTTCGCCGCTGATGAGGCCGGAGCGTGGGATGCTCTCAAAGAGGCTGACCACACAGCATGGTGGAATATTCGCGGACACTCTGAAGACCGAGACGATCCACGCCAACCATACGAATTGCCGAAAGATGTTCCTCGCCCGAGAAAGGTGACAACTCCCGAAGGCTTCGCTTGGTGGGGTGGTGGATAATCTGAAGCAGAACAACGAAGTTGGTGGATGCGAGCCAACTGATTTAAACAACACTGGCGCGTGATCTCGCATTCACCGCACTGACTGGTTATGAAAAAAGAATATGAAACAGTAATACTAACGAATGATGAAGGGCAAAGACTTCGCATCTACAAAATAGAAAATACCGATGATGAGTTTTGCATTGGGTTGGAGGGTGAAGGACAAGACCACTTTTGTTTCAGAGCTAGCGAGGCTGAAATGATCACTGATGCTATTAATACAACCGTGGATCAATACGATTGAATCAAGCGATCTGGTTATACCTCCCAAAATTTTACAAACAATGAAGTGTCTCATGACTGAGGCACGAAGGAATTGTGAGCGCTGATTTGTTATACTTTTTAACGTAACGACTGGAACAATATGGAACTATTCAAAGAAAACGAAGTGGCGAGCAAATCGCCGTATATTCTATGGCGTGAAAAACACGGCATACAGACAAAGCGCCGTGAAGATATTAACGAAGACGAGGGCAAGTGGGAAGCATGGGTTGGTGACTATGAATCGGCGATGTTGGATGCCATGACTTGCGGCACATGTTACCCGTGCGATCATCCCGATATTGTGTGGGATGCAACAGAAGAGACCGCCGTCCTAGAGCTGGCGAAGCGGCAGGAAATCGCCTACGACTTTTAAGTATAACGAATAAGTGAGGGACTTGTTCCCTCGACTGTCTGGTTCTCGGCCAGACGTAACACAAACACGATAAATACTATGATGCGAAAATACTTAGAAGATCAACTAGATGCCATTGATGCGTCAGTTTTTAGTGGTGATGCGTTTCTTGATGCTGAAAACCGCAAAGAGTTCAGACGACTAATGGATCGATGGGAGAAGGAGCTGAAGTTATTCGACAAGATGGATGCTGAAATTCAATTAGAGAACGTAAAAGAGACTCAGCATTGAGTCGCATGACTGTTCTGCCCCACTGGAACTAGACTCAGTAAAACTCAGTTAAACGAGGTAAAACAATCCGTGAATTGTTTAGTCGTTCGGGCTCGGCCACTCTGTATGCATGCCGCAGCTATTTTCATCTATCGCAAAATTTATTCCGGGGACGGAGGCGCGTGCATCGTTTAAGGCGGGGGCGGTTGCGGCCCCTGCGGCCCCATCGGTAGAGACGCTGTGGATTAACTCGCTGTTGGGCGCGGCCTCGAGCGCTGGCATTAATGTTAATGAGCAGGTGGCGATGGGCGTTTCGACGGCGTATGCGGCGGTTAATCTGTTGGCCAACACGGTGGCGACGCTGCCGCTAAATGTTCACCGGCGAGTACCGGGCGAGCGGGCGAGTACCGTGGATTTAGATCATCATTTGCAGTCGATTTTGCACAGTGCGCCGCATGAGGATATGACATCGGTGGATTTTCGGCGCGCGGTGCAGGCGAATCTATCGCTGCATCAAAACGGGTACGCGATCATCGTGCGCAATGGGTTTGGCGATATTACTGGGTTGATCGCTCGGCAGGCGAAGGACGTGCAGCCGAAACGTATCGCTGGTGAGTTAAAATATATTGTGGATGGTAGCACGTTGGATGGCAGCCAGGTGATCCACCTGCGTGGCACGTCGTTTAATGGCATCCTGCCTGCAAGCCTGACTGATACCGCACGCGATAGTATCGGCTTGGCTGCGGCGCTGGATAAAAACGCGGGCTATTTTTTCAAGAATGGCTCTTTCCCCGGTGGCTTCCTTGAAACTCCGAACCAGTTGAGCCCCGAGGCGCTCAAACGTTTGGAGGTGGCTTTCCAGACGGCGACCGGTGGCGAAAATGCCAGCAAAGTGAAAGTTCTGGAAGAGGATTTAAAGTTTCGCGAAGGCAGATCGAAGAATAACGAGAGCCAGTTTGATGAATCTCGCGATCGTCAGGCGAAGGATATTGCGCGTTTCTTTTCGGTGCCTGGGCACAAAGTAGGGATCATCGGCAACCAGCCGCGTGCCAATGTGGAGCAGGAGAATATATCGTTCGTCACTGATACGATTCGCCCGATCTTGGTGACCTGGGAGCAGGCGCTGGATCAAAAGCTGCTGAGCGCCGAGGAGCGGAAAACGCATTTTATCAAATTTAATATCGCGGGGTTGCTCCGTGGTGATCTGAAAACGCGCTTTGAGGCGTATAGCATCGCGCGTAATGGGGGGTGGATGAACGTCAACGAGATCCGCGCTCTGGAAGATTTGAGTAATATCGGCGCGCAGGGCGACGTCTATCTGCAACCGCTTAACATGGCCGATGCTGCCAATAATAAACCCGACACCAAATGATTAAAAAACCATCTCCTTTGCAGACCGAAATCCGCAGCGCCGTGACTACTAGCCGCGTCGAGCTACGTGCTGGCGCTGATGGCACGATGCCGACGCTGGTGGGCTATGCTGCGGTGTTTGATTCGCGCACCGATCTGGGCTGGTTCGAGGAGGAGGTGGTGGTGGGTGCCTTTACGCGATCGTTGACCGATGGCGACGATGTGCGAGCGCTGTATAATCACGACAGCGCGCAGGTGATTGGGCGCCGCGATGCAAAAACCCTGCGCCTAGAGGAGGACGCGACCGGGCTGCGGATCGAGATCGATCTGCCCGATACCACTGCGGCCCGCGATCTGATCGCCAACATCAACGCCGGCAATATCGACGGCATGAGTTTTGGCTTCCGTGCCCGCGAGCAAGAATGGATCGAGCGCGAGGATGAGCCCGAGCTGCGCCGTTTGATCGATGTCGAGCTGATCGAGGTCTCTGCTGTTACTTTTCCCGCGTATCCAGATACGAGCATCGCCAAGCGTAGCCTCGAACTGAGCCGCACCAAATCTCCCGCCGGGCAATCTGCCTCGGAAGAGCGCAACGAAAAACCAACTACGCCGAGTTTGCAGGTGCTACGCTTGCGAGCAGCCCGGCTTCAATAATCAAAAAAAAACCGTAGATATTATGAAAACATTGATCCAAATCCTCGCCGTATTTTTCGGCGCATATATCATGCGCAGCTGTTTAGGGCTGGGCATTGTCGCACCTGGTGGCGGCTCTCAAACTCTTACTCAACGAGTCGAAGCGCGGGGTGTGCTGGTGGCTGAGCTGAATGGCATCCTCGACGCACCGGAAGGGCGCAGCGAGGATCAGCCCAACGGCGAACTATCCGCAGCGCAGCAAGCGCGCCACGATGAAATTAATGCGGAGCTACGCACGCTCGATGCGCAGATCGCTGCGGGTCAAGAGCGCGTCGATCGTGACAATCAGCAAGCGCAGCTTGAAGCACGCGCAAGCCAAACTGATACTGGGCATTTCGTGCCAGGCATCCATCACGGGCGCAGCCGTGGCGAAAGTCGCGATCTCGCACAGTTTAGCCTGGGCCGCGTGATCCGTTTGGCCTCGGAGGGGCGCGGCTACGATGGTATCGAGGCGGAAATGGTCCAGGAAGGCGAGGCCGAAGCGCGCGCTGCGGGCTTTTCGATCCAAGCTGGCAGCATCATGGTCGGCTCGATCGCCCTCAGCTCTGGTGAGCGCCGTGATCAGACCGCGACCGGCACAGCCAATCTGGGCGGTAATTTGGTGCAGTCTTCGGTCGGCTCGCTGTTGGATGCACTGATGGAGAAGTTAGTCATCTCCCGCCTCGGTGCAGATGTGAATGATGGGCTGGTTGGTAATTTCTCGGTCAATCGCATCGTGCGTGGCACGGCTCCGTCTGATAAGGGTGAAAACGTCGCCGCGACTGAGATCGGTGTAACGTTCGAGAATGCGCCGCTCAATCCGCGTCGCACGCCGTCGTTTGTTGATATCAGCAAGCAGCTGTTTATGCAGTCCGGCGAGCGCAACCTGGAGCGCCGCAT